CTTTTTGCCCTGCTATAGTTGATTGGGACAATGCCTGTTGACCGCCCGGTCCGAAGTAATCATAACCCTGGGCTAATGCCTTTTTTATTTCTTCATAAGGTACGCCCCGTTCATTCATTGCTTGAAATGCTGACCAGGGTAATGCCCCTGGTGAACCAGGAACCGCTTTAAGACCCGCCTGTGCACCACCACCAGCACCTAAACCTGTTGGTTTGAACCAGGCTTCTTCTGTAGTACCAACACTACCGACACCGCCTTGTCCTATGTGCTGTGTAGCTCCACCAGGTGCTCCTGTTGCTGGTGCTGCTGGTGCTGGCTCTCCGCCGCCAAAGTAGTCTTTCCAAGTTTTTTTACCGCCACCACCTGTAGTACCATATTTGGCCGCATGTACCTGGGCCAATGCACCCATCTCAGTCTGTTCTTTTTGTTGTGCCATCTGTTGTTGTGCTAATGATGTAGCTTCTGCTCGTGCTCCTTCTCGTTCCATGTAACCAGCTTTAGCAGCCATTGCTTCTGTTAAACGTTGTGTTCTGATGTCTTCCAGGCGTAAGCGTTCAGGGATTCCACGTTCTTCTTCCCAACGCTGCTCCATTCCTGCACCTACAGTAGTTCCGGCCAGACCAGCAGACACTAATCGTTGCTGTCCACTTGCCATTGCCTTAGTTTTTTCACGTTTTAACAGGGCTTCTTCTGCCTTTCCGAATCCACCCTCCGCACTATAACGTGCGATTATTTTATCCAATATGCTGATTATATCTTGTGTATCTGCCATTATTTGAACTTTCCACTTTTCTTAACATCCAACCATAATTGTTCGAGTCCCCATGTTTCTGCCGCAGTTAGATTTTCAAGACGCACTCCGGCATAATTGCCCGTGAGTTTACGCTTGATACTTGAACCACGCCTTCTACCGAAGGCTGTCACTGTGCCAGAAAAATTAGGACCAGTATTAGCTATTAATTTTTTTATAAGACCCATTCCTGATTTATACCTTACCCATGTGCTTCGGACCATCACTTAATGATATTGGACCGTAACTTATATAACTTTGGATTTCCTCAGTTGCCGGTGATGCTAATGTCCCTATGTCATCATCCTTAGCAGTTGGGTCGAAAATACGTAGATGACCGTCATTGCCACCGAGTATCAACTTCTGATAAGCCGGATTCAATGCCTCATAGTAGAACGCAGAGAAGACACCGCATTCCTCTGGATAAGTCTCAGGGAAGAAACCTTCACTGCGTAGGTCCAACCAGTAATTCTGATTACTACCATCAGAAACCAGTGTAATACAGATTAATATACCAACCCGTTTGCGGTCGTAGGCCAATGTGATTCTATGTGTATAGGCGTTAGCCGCTACGTCATTAATCAAGTCTGGTAATCTAATCTGTGAGATGCAAACTGGTCTACCCGGAATGGTAGTTTTATATATCCCGTTAGCTCCCCAGAAGTAAAGATTGCCTTCGCCATCCCAACAGTAAGCCCTCGAACCATACATACCAGTAGTGAGGTCGAGTTCAGTCAGGGACCCACCTTCCATCGGGTCGCCTGTCATGTACCACATCGTACTGGCACATCCAATTACCAGGTAGTCATCTTTGAAGGGAATGAGTGCTACAACAACATCTCCTATCTCGCCCATATCACAATTATGACCAGCAACTGCTGATTGGGCATCTGTAGAAGAATATACCCAATCCCAGGGATTACCCTGTCGTGGCATGTACCACTGATGGGGATGGTCCGGGTCGCCCGATACCATGACCCGCCCTCTGTAATTACCTATCAGCCCGACCTTCTCAGGTAGTTCGCCATAGGTAGTATCCGTTCCATCGGCATTGCCATAAGATGTCCAATCGTACCAATGCGGACCGGCTACTTCATTAGCGTCAAGTGTGAATGATACAGCCCCTGCATCTATAGTCGCTGTACACACATCAGCAGTCACGAAAGTCGCTGTCGTTATTCGCTGACCATATACGTAAGTATCACCATCGAGGTCAGTGATATAATCAACTACCATCTTGGCTTTACTGGTAGCACCTTCTATAACAGTACCATGACGGGGATAAACTTTACCTGCTGGCTGAATATCTGTAGTATGCAATTTTACATTGGTAAAGTCGGCTACTTTCTTCCTCGCATTATTTGCAATGAATATCTTCCCATAAGCCTCGCACATACTCAACGGTTCGCCCACATTCAACTCCCCGGCAGTTTGTGAGGCAGCCAGGACACTCATTGTCCCTACTGTACTCTCGTACCACAGTTCGCTCCCTGCTATGGCTACCAATTTCTTCGTATGAGTAATATCGGGTGATGTGCTGAATGTACCGTACAAATAGAAATTAAAATCAAAAGCCTGTGCTGTCCATAGTGTACCACCATTCGCTGTACCCTCGACATTACCGTCTGCATAAGTCGGGGTTACCACATCTATACCCCAACATACATAATCAGTTCCCACACCTGTACAAGTAAGGGCCTTGATTACTATGGCGTATTGTGTACCGGCTACCAGAGCAACCGGAGTACCGAATGTAGCTGTTACCCAACTTCCTGGCAATGCCGATAAACTGGCTATTGGTATGGTAGTGGTAGCTATTGCTGTATTATCGGGGTCGCCACCAGATGTGCCCTGTATCTCTACAGTAACATTTCCAATCGCTGTACCAGCGTCCCATAGCCACAAACCTATGGATGAACAATCTGCACTGACTGCTGGTTTGAATGTCTGTGCTATAAAATTATTAGCACCGTATGCAAGATTTCCACCCCACGCACCCTGGCGTTCATCGTATGAAGCAAGTATGCCTTCTAATGCCATTAGTTTATCACCGTTACTGAGCAAATAGCCATTATTGCGGCTGCTTCGCCAGAGATTTGTTCTGTATAAAGTTTGTCCTGTCCTGGACGTTGGCCCCCACGTGCCCGGTTATCAAGTGTGTCATACGGTCTGACATTGTTCAGGTCGGGAGATGTGCCTTCTGGCTGCTGTCCGGTAGCCCGGCCCTTGTCAAGCCCTTTGAATGGAAATACAAGTATCATAAGTTTTCCTTATAATAGAATCCCATCTGGTGTAGTATATATACTACACCAGACAGGGGGTTCTCGATTACCTATTAGTAGAGTCGAAATAGACCAAGTCGCCACGATACACAACTTCCAGACCGTAGATATTGGCATCATGCGAAGCATGGGTACTAAATGTAAAGTCCATGTGAATCGCATCGCCAGCTATAAGACCCAAATCACTACAGTCAATCTCTACCCAATCAGCCAGAGCCGTAACTGTATTGATGGCTCCAGAAATGGTCGGACCCAAGTCTGACGATATGGCAACACCTTCACGTTTGCGGTATAATGTAGCATCAATGGTGGGCACATCAGTTCCACTTGATTGTGCCAAGAATCTGACTAACAACTCATCATTGGTCGCATCGTAATCACGAGGAACAACAAACTGCAATGACCCACCGGCTGTTTGACCACTCGCACTAACCACGCCTTCAAAGACAGTTTCTAAACTCGCCCGCTTCGGATTGGTCCCGGCGGTCAATATAAGACCACTGGCATCACGCAACGAGTTGATGCCGATACCGGGGATGGCTCTCCTAAAGCCATGTCCAGTTATGATACTTCTCAATCTAAACAAAAATGTTCCTGGGTTAAGTCCCATAATACAATCTCCTTGCCGGTAGTCCCGGCCAATCGCCCGTAGACCGGGTTAACTATAAGTAACGTTATTCCAGGTACGCTCCCGGATTGCACGTCCACGATTCATTGTTCCTAAATTTCTTGGAGCACTCCTTGCATCTGCCTCGTATGCCTTTGGTAAATCCTTTTTCATATACTTATTAACATATCCACTGGCTATGTCATCTACCTCTATCTCCGCCTGAGCCAGACAAGATGATAGAATAGCCAGGTCGAATTTGTAACCAGCAGGATGAAGATTATTCAACGGCCTGACAGTGTAGACACTATTTAATCCTGGATTGGTCCCACCACCTGCTCCTGCGGCTGTAAGCCAATCAGCTACTGTGAATGTGCCTGATGCACCGGTGTATCCAGTTACGAGTGCCCAACTGCCCTTCCCTGTGCCGGAGATAATCTCGATTCTCCATCCGGTGAAATAACCATCTCCCTCTGTCCGTTCTCCATCTACCAGCGTAGTGTTACCGCCACTGTCCCCCAAGCCAACTTCTATATCCAGTTTATTGAATGTCAGTTTATACGGGAATTCCAATACATCCGCTGATGCTGGCTGTGGGTCCAGTATGAGTTCGTACCTACGCTTCGGGTCCATAGCACTTGTCCTGGGTTCCAGTGGGCGTATGGCGGCTTTATTCGGATAAGTGGTGCTGACATTCACAGAACGTAGTTGCCGTATGTAGCTCTCCCCCACCCAGTTTATCCTCGTGGAATGTGCCGAGCTACTGGCATAATGAATCTGTCCTGAAGGATTTCCATTGAAGTCTTCTGGTAACGGATAACGTGACACATCTCCACCTACTGTTTCAACTACAGTGATAGCGAATGTACTGTCCGCTTCCGGGTTCGTTCCACCGGCGTTGCCATATTCATCAAGCCAATCAACCACAGTACATTCTCCTGGTGTTCCAGTAGGGTCATAAGCTGTAATTACAGCCCAACTACCTATTCCCGTTCCGCCGGTTATATAACAGTAGTAACCAACTAAATCTGTAACTGCGGTATAAGTAGCTGCTAATGTAGCATCCACTATCGTAGTGGCACTTGGTGAATCTGCTGTGCCTGTGATTCTCGTACCATCAATGGACATGGCCATTATCCTGTCTCGCCATCGCCACCCAGTCCTCGGTGCATCTGCGATAAAGGATTTGATTCCGTCATTCACTATGTCTTTGCATAGTTCGAGGTCATG